ATACATGCGAAGCGGCAACAAAGCCAGTCTTGACACTTTTTTAGGAAAAAGTTGCTTTTGTTGCCTATTGTTGCCTATGTTTGTTGCCTATTATGGCGCTAAGGACGAGAATTGAGTTTAGTAAGGCATGTGGAATTACCAGTAGGGAACTATCGGTTTATATTAGCAGGGGCAAGGTGACCATGACCGGTAAAAAGATTGATGATACCATAGCAGAAAATAAAGAGTTCTTAGAAAATAGGGATGATAAGGTTGGAAAGAAGAACATTGAGATCATAGTTAAGCCGCCACCGGCGACAAAAAAAGAAAGAGAGGATTTTGATCGTAAGATAAAAGAAGCTGACAGGCGCACTCAACTCAATTCAAAAATAAAGGAGTTAGAGATTTCAAAAACCACGGAAGAAATAGAAATTCTTCGCGCAAAAAGAGAGAAACTGGAAGCCTTTTTAATTCCTGTTGATATAGTAAAGCAGATATTCGCACAACACTCAAAGAGCATTACTGTTTCTTTTCAGCAGGGAGGCGAGAACTTGTTAATCGAGGTTTCGAAAAAAAAAAGTTGAGCAGGGATGAAATAATAGGATTGAGAAAAAAACTCATGACGATAATCAACGAAGCGGTATCACAAAGTATCAGGATAAGCCAAAAGAGTTTAAAGAATATAATAACAGAATTTTCTGCAAAACGAGGCAGGGGGGAATGGGAAAGGAAATAAATTTAAGATGAACTATTGGGATCAGACACTTGACATTCTTGAGAGTTCACGGACACTCCTTTCCGATGTGAACCCTTCCGATTGGGCAGAGGCCCACCGGATCATGACCACTGATGTATCGCCATTCCCCGGCAAATTCACTTACGAACGAACGCCGTACATGCGTGAAGTAGTCGATTGTCTTTCACCTTACCATCCTTCGCGTGTGATTACAGTGATGAAAGGCAGTCAAATAGGATTTTCCACCGGAGTTATCGAAGCAGGCATTGGATGGATCATTGCACAGAACCCAGGCAATATTTTGTTTCTTACCGGTCATTCAGACTTAGTGGAGGAAGCGATGAATACAAAAATTGATCAAATGATTGATAGTTGTGGACTTCGTAAGATGATCAGGCCAAATGTGCTTCGCGCAAAGAACATGCGCACCGGCGATACGAACAAGAGCAAAGAATTTCCAGGTGGTAATTTAATCGCAGGATCAGCATCGAACCACAAACTTCTACGACAGCGCTCAGTAAGATATGGGTTCATTGATGACTTTGATGCAGCCAAAAAGAGTTCCAAGGAATCAGGAAGTACCACCCGAATGATCGAGCAACGGTTTGCAGCCTATTTTGCCAAGATGAAGTTGTTTTACATTTCAACCCCTGAGTTAAAAAACACTTCCAACATCGAACCACTTTATTTACAGGGCGATCAGCGCCGGTATTTCGTTCCTTGCCCTTGCTGCGGTGAATACATTGCACTGTATTGGGAAAAAGACATTGAAGGGACAGGTGGAAAAGAAAAAGGAGGGATCACATGGAAAACGAATGACCACAATGAATTAATCGAAGGATCGGTGGGCTACGTCTGCCAGAACTGCGGTGGATTCTTCGATGATAGCGAAAAATATGAAATGAATCTTGCCGGTGAGTGGAGGCCAACAGCAAAACCCACAAAAAGCGATCAATATTCCTACCATATTTCAAGTCTTTACGCTCCACCGGGGATGTACGATTGGGAACATTACGTTCGTCAATTCATGGAAGCCAACCCACCTGGGGTCAAGCCGAAGGAAGAATTAGTGAAAACTTTCGTGAATCTTGTCCTTGGTGAGACATTTGAGCAGCAGGGAGAGTCACCAAAGGCCAATGATCTTCAGGGAAACACAAGAAATTATCCAATAGGCATTGTGCCGGAGGGACTTTCAGTAAAAGATGGCAACGGAAAAATAGTTTTACTCACTTGTGCCTGTGACTTGAACGGAACAGAGCATGATGCACGACTGGATTACGAAATTGTTGCTTGGAGTGAAACAGGAACAACTTATAGCGTGAGACATGGGAGCATCGGCACTTTTATTCCCATGGAAGGCTCAAAAAGAGTAAAAGAGGATCGGGAACGTTGGAGTTATGACAAATCGCATCAATTAAACGTTTGGGGAGAGGTAAAAAGGGTACTTTCGGACGTTTACAAGACCGATACGGGTAGGAGAATGCAAATTTTCATTTCTGGAATTGACTGCGGTTATCATTCGGTCTATGCCTACGCTTTTTTAGATAAGGCAAAAGACAACTATGGACTGAATGTTTTTGGCTTAAAAGGCAAGGATGTTGAGAAATATTTCAAGTTAGGACGCGATTTTCCTGCTTTTCATGTCGCCAAAGAGCGCAGTAATCTATATTTGGTTGAAGTCAACCGGATTAAAGACGATTTATCGGAACAAATGAAGTTGAAATGGGACCGGGGCGATGGAATTCAACCAGTAGGCTTCATGAACTTCCCAACACCATCGGAAGGACTGTATGGATTCAAAAATTACTTCGAACACTTTGAAAGTGAGCATCGGGTGATCGAAACTAAGGAAGGAAGTCCAATCCAGGCACGGTGGGTGAAGAAAACAAGCGCTTCACAAAATCATAGTTGGGATTGCAGGGTTTACAATATGGCCTTGCGTGATATTCTTGTGGACTTGACAAAAAAAGACTTACCTAAAGATGAAAAAGCTATTCATTTCGGATGGCACGATTTGGTGAAATTAATTTTGCAGAAATGAGAATTGGAAATAAAGTTGAAACTCCACATGGAGCCGGAATAATAACTTCGAAAGAAGGATTTAGTAGGGTTACTAGATTTGGTGTTCAGTTGGATGAACCACTTAAAAATCCTGCCGCTTTTAAAACTGCATATTATTTTAAAAATGAATTAAGGATCATAAAATGAGAATCGGAGTAATCATACCGGACCGTGGAGATCGACCGCTTTTCTTAGCGAATTGCCTGCGCATGGTGAAAAATCAGACATTGCAGCCAGAATTTGTTGAATTAATCGCCGATCCACCGAAAAGTGATGCCGTGGACATAGCTTGGAGGTACAGAACAGGCTATCAAAAGCTTCAAGATAAACACCTTGACCTGATTGCCTTTTGGGAAAACGATGATTATTATGCGCCAGATTACCTTGAAACAATGGCTAAAAAGTGGTTAGAATTAGGAAAACCACCTATTATTGGCACCAATTACACGATTTATTACCATCTGAAGCTGAAAAAACACTTCACCTTCCACCACGAGCAACGGGCAAGCGCGATGAACACGCTCATTCGGCCAAACCTTGACAAACTTGATTGGGGAGAGGACCACGATCCTTATTGCGATCTTCATTTGTGGTATTGTCTCAAAGAAGGGAAAGTTTTCAAGCCGGAGAAAATAATTTCAGTCGGGATCAAACACAATGTTGGAAAAGTTGGCGGGTTCGCTCATTTCGATATGCTTGATCGGTATGTTAATTCTGACAACGGATTTTTGAAAGAAACTTTGGATGAAGAAAGTTATAATTTCTATTCAACGGTTCCGGTCCCCAACATTGAATTAGCGGTAAACATTCCATGAAATGATACAGGAAGCAAACCTTGGATGGGCCTACATCGACACGGAAACAAAACTGGTGATGCCATGGTACACCCTACCCACATTGCAATGGTTAAAGACTATGGATGTGAGTCAATGGCATGTTTTTGAATATGGCGGTGGTTATTCTTCAATTTGGTGGAGGGTTAATAGCGCTTTCTTGAAAAATGTCGATGGGGATGACAATTGGGCAACGGCTGCCGGGGCATGGTTGGCCAAAACAGAAACAACCTATGTCACAGCCATTAATGATGGACATGAATATGATTGTGTTGTTATTGACGGCGACTATCGGGAAAAATGCCTGAACTATTGCATTAATTTCTTGAAAAGAGGAGGATTTTTGATTATTGACAATTGGTTAGGTGAGGATTTTACACCGGAAATGGTCAGTAGAACGGAAATATTATTAGAGGGATGGAAGAAACAGCTTTTTAAACAACCGAATCATTCACAATGGACTACAGCCGTTTTTTATAAACCACTATGAAAGAAATAAAATTATCTATAAGTAAGTATGGGCAATTTTTTACAAAAGTAGATGATGAAGATTTTGAGTATTTGAATCAATTCAAATGGTATCCTTTAAAAAAGCGGGATAATTATTATGCTGTACGTGGTAATTACGTTGGAAAAATTAACGGGAAGTATAAAACCATTATGGTCAGAATGAGCCGATTGATAATGAACATCAATGATCCCAAAATATTAATAGATCATGAGGATCATGACACGCTTAACAATCAAAAAAATAATTTGAGAAAATGCAATACTTCGCAAAATTGCAGCAATCAAAGACCAGCAAAAGGAAAGACTTCAGCATATTTGGGTGTTTCATGGCATAAAAAAAACAAAAAATGGGAGGCTTCCGCTGGCAATAATGGCAAAAAGATTTATATAGGGATATTTGAAACAGAGGTTGAAGCCGCTATTGCCTATAATCAAAGAGCCACAGAACTTCATGCGGAATTTGCTAATCTCAATAAAATATGCGCTTCCTGATCAAATTCGCTTCGAGAGGTCGGCCACTTTGGTTTAAGAAGGCCGTTGAGAATATTTTGGTCACAATTAAGACCCAAAACTTCGAAATTTTAGTTACTGCCGATCTTGATGATCATTCAATGAATAATCCTGAGATCAAAGCATTTGTTGATTGTTCACGAAATACATTTATAGTTTATGGACATTCTGAAAGCAAGATTGATGCGATCAACCGGGATATGGATCAAGCCGGAGAATGGGACATTCTTGTGAACATGAGTGACGACATGCTTTTCGTTCTGGAGGGTTGGGATCGGATGATGGAGCGAAGGATCAGGGACATTTGGGGTTATTCCTTTGACTTCTTTGCCCACTTCAATGATGGCTATGCCAAAGATGCCTTGGCGACAATGAGCATCATGGGCAGGGATTACTACAAGCGTGACGGCTACATTTATCATCCTTCCTATAAATCATTTTCTTGTGACGCTGAAGCATACTATGTTGCCATCATGCGCGGGAGGCACCATTATTTCGATGACGAACTGTTTGTTCACCAACATCCTGCCAACAGACCAGTTCCGAATGATGACACCTATCGAAGAAATGCTTTAGCTACTGAAGCCGATACAAAAAATTATTGGGAGCGTCTTAACCGGTATTTCGATGAATCCCACGGACCAGACACGCCAATTCCATTCGCTCAACATTTAGGAAAATGACAAGACACAATTACAGAATTGCCGCGAAATATTGTGCCATAGGTGCGATGGTTGGTCAGTTCGTTCAAATGTTAATGGGCGACATGATGGGAAGTATTCACACATTGGGGTTCGCTATTTTATTCATGACAATCAGTAATGATCTAAAATGATAAAACTAGCCATTCTCATTCCAACACTCGAAGAACGAATTCAATTAAGGAATCGCTTGCAAAAGGAACTTGAACGGCAAATCCTGCCGAGCGATAGCATTAAAATTATTTTCAACGAAGATGAACGTCAAAAAACTATAGGACAAAAAAGAAACGAACTTGTTTTGGCGGCAGTTAGAAGTGAAGCTGAATATATTTCCTTTATTGATGATGACGACCTATTAGGGGACACCTACATTCAAAGAGGTCTTGATGTAGCCAATAGCGGAATGGATTGCGGAGAATTGTGGGGTCAAATATACTTCAGCGGCAAGAAAGGAAATCCATTCCATCATTTCATTGATTGCGTTAATCCAGCGACCGGAAAAATAGAATGGTGGCAGGATAACCAGTTTTATTATCGACAAATCAATCACTTGAACTTTCAAAAGCTATCCTTAGTGAAAGACATTCCTTTCCCTGACCAGAATTTCGGTGAGGATGGAAAGCAATCTGAAGCCATGCGTGATGCGGGGATTTTCAAAACGATGTATCCAATTCCTGAGATCATTTACCATTACTTCAACGGCCAACCAAAACACGCATTATGAAAAAGCAAGAAATTGTTAATGGAATTATTGTTGTGTTGATTTGTTGTGTCTATATCCTGTTTTGGATTAATTTAGAAAGGCTAGAGACAAAGAAAAGATTTCACAGACTCAGAATTGAAGCTAAAGTAATAATGAATGAAACACAGGTCGGAGCCAATACTAGGAAAAGAATTGGCAATATGTATTTGGATATAATTGATCAAATGGAAATAATGCAAGATCAGATTGATTCATTAAAATCTATAAAATGAAAGTTATTTCTTACAGTCTTTTCAGTGGCGCATATCACTTTGAAATGATGGCCTACATTCGAACTTTTTACTGGAACAGCAGAATGAATTTTTTCATATATCCAGATTTTCGCACTCATTTAGAAATTGACCGGAAAATTTATACCGATTACCAGAAACTTTTTGATTGGCTTGTAGAGAATAACACCCTTGATCTTCACATTAATGAAGCAACTCCATTGCTTTGTGAAGGCATGCTCTGGCGCATGAAGCCGATCTGGACAATCGACATTTCCCATGTCCTTTGCCGAGATGCTGATGCGATAACAACCTACAACGAAGCACAGGTGGTACAGGATTGGCTGGAAACCGGTGCCCCGTTCCATGCCATGCACGATAATCCCGCCCATGGTGGTTTGATGGGTGGAATGGTGGGGTTCGACACAGCGCGATTAAAGGCCATTATGGGCTGGAATTCTTGGGAGGAAATGGTGGCAGGATTCGATCTTTCACAGCGAGGATCAGATCAACACCTTTTGAATCAAAAAATACTTCCAAAAATTAAAGATGATCTCCTGCTTTCAAAGGATGTGAGTAAATTACCGATAATGAGTTTACCACAAGTTGATAGGAGATTTTGGGAAAGCAATCTGACATGTAGACACGTAGGTAGTCCTGGTGTGGTTGAACTGGAAATGATCAGGTTTTTTAAGCGCTTTGATTTATATCAGTGGAAGTTTGATATAATAGAAAAAGAATATAAAAATTTGTTTTACTGGAATCTATGAATAAGCGAATAGTCCTTTCGGTAAATCAGAATCCAGAATATTTATTTTACGTGCCACTGATAATATGGGCATGGCGAAAGTTCGGGTGGGAACCACTTTTGTTCGTTGAGGGAGCGAAATACGAAGGTATTTTTGAGTTCGTGATGGATCATCCAGAACTGGAAAAGATGTGGCCTTATCCATTAAATGAAATAGAAGGCTACCGGTCCGACACTATTGCTCAAGTATCAAGGCTTTATGGTGCATGTGTTGCCGATGGTGGAGATTACTTAATGACTAGCGATATAGACATGCTGCCTCTTTCAGATTATTGGGAGCCAAACAAAAATAGAATAACTATTTGGGGTCATGATCTTACCGGCTTTCAACACTATCCAATTTGCTATATCGGGATGCACCGGACTGATTGGCAGATGTTAATGAAGATAGGAACCAAGGATTACAATAGTCTTATTAAACGTGATCTTGAGACTTTACCAAATGCGCAAAGCGAAGATCAGGTAAAACGGTGGGTAGTGGATCAGGATTTGATCACAGAAAAATTGAATGGTGTATCAGGAAAATTAATTGTAAATCGGGGGATTCTTCCTAATGGCTATCCAGTAGGCAGGGTTGACCGGTCAGCATGGACCTTACACCATCCTGAATTAATTGATGCTCACTTGTTAAGGCAAGGGTGGCTTCCAGAGAACATGGGCAAGACAATGCAATTATTGCATGGGATATGGCCGGATAATTTTGGGTGGTTCGCAGATTATGCTTATGAGTTTTATAAACTCCTGAATAAATGAAGGAATTAATTTTTCAATATTTACCATTTCTATTGGGTTTGTTTTTAGCATGGTGGCAGGAAAGAAAAATTAAAAAAATGCTAAATAAATGAAAGACGTTTGCTTTGTTTCTTATGCCTTCGGCGAAATCTATGTTCAGCAGCAGCGCAGGCTGAGACAATCTATTGAAAAAATTTATCCCGAAGCAAACATTATGTTTTGGACGGAAGAACTTCCACCAGGAGCGCGAAACTTCTATGAATCACTTTATGGATTTAAACCACATGCAATTTTAGCAGCAGTGGAGGCAGGATTCCCGAAGGTTATTTTTCTTGATCCTGCAATGGTCTTGGCAGACAAAATAGATGACCTATTTCAATTTCCAATAGTGGCGGTGAAGGATGACAACAAACTTCACAAGACAGGAGATAGCCCCTTGGTATCGAATAAATGTCTTGCTTATTATGGCTTGACAGGCGAAATGATTGAGCGCTATGGTTGGCATTTGGTTGGTGGGAGTCTTTATTATTTTGATTTCACAAGAACAAAACCATTGAGAGTTTTCCAACAATGGATGGAAGCCGAACAGGAAGGATTGTTCGGTAGTCAAAAAGAGGCAACAACCGAACAGATCAATGGCCATCGCAATGATGAAACCTGTATGGCGCTTGCAATGTATATGCACGGCATTGAACCACAGGGAGCATATCAGGTACGATATTGCATACAAGACAATCCAATGTTTATCAAAAAACATTTCAAATGATAATAGCAGAACATTCGGTGGACCTTGACTTACTTCCAGAGAGGGCAAACATTCTTGATATTGGATGCCGTGGTTTCGGGTTCACGGACAAAATGCGGGAATTGGGCCACAACGTTTATCCGGTAGACATTGATTTGTTTCTTGGGCAGGAAGAAAATTATGATCGCTGTGCGATCACCGGAGAAACAGGATGGGTTGGAGTTGAGAAAAATGCCGATCCTCAAGCAACAAGAATCAAGCTTGGCAATGAAGTCCGGTCATACACAATCGCTAGCTATAGCGAAAAAACAATCAAAGGATTGTGGGATTTAATAAAAATGGATGTCGAGGGAAGCGAATATGAGATCATTATGACCCTTGAGAAGCCCCCGGCTAGACAGCTTTCAATTGAATTTCATCTTCATACTGGCATTTACAAACTTTTTGAAATGAACATGATGGAAAACAAACTCAGAGCATTGGGCTATAAATTCACTCAACATTATTACGAAACACGCCATGGTGCAGGATTCAATTATTGGGACTCACTTTTTATCTTACCGAAATGGCAATAATAGGAAACGGAGACATTGCAAAAGCATTGAAAGATAGGAAGGGAGCAATCTTCTTTGCTTCTGGTGTTTCGAATAGTTCTTGCCGGGATGAATATCAATTCGCAAAAGAGAGTAAAATCTTATTAGCGCAACCAAGAGACAAATGCCTATTTTATTTCAGCACCATTTCAAGATATTATTCATGGTCGCCATACATTGAACACAAGAAAAGGATGGAGACGTTAGTGCAGCAATTTTTTGAAAACTTTAACATCATTCGAATAGGTAATATTGATTGGGGGATTAATCCTCATACATTTTTGAATGCACTTCAGGCAAAGAAAGCGAAAGGCGAGCCATTCGAAATATTTGAAGAATTCAGATACATGATTAGTAAGAACGAATTATTATTGCTTACGAACAATCTTCCGTTAACAGGCAAGAATGAAATCAATGCCTTCGGGCGTATGGCACTTGTGAAAAATTTATTATGAAAAAAGAGGAATTCCTAGCGGTAGTTGGTAATTGGTCGAATCATCGCTACCTACTTTGGGCCGCACTCGAAGCGACAAAGCAATTTAAACTCCCGGTCCTTGAACTTGGATGTGGGATTGGATCGACTGAATACCTTCGCCAATATTGCAAAGATGAAGGGCTTGAGTTTTTCACCTACGATTCCAATAAAGAATGGGCCGATAAATATGGAAGTACCCATGTTGAAAATTGGGATAACATTCCATGGCGAAAGGAATGGGGGGTTGCCTTAGTCGATGAAGCGCCTGGGGAACACCGTAAAATAAGTTTAGGACTATTGCATCATGCAAAAGTTGTCGTGGCACATGATACCGAACCTGCGGCGGAACACGGCTATCAAATGAGGCCTCAGCTTACCAAATACAAATACATGATAGATTGGGCAAGTGATGGAGCGTGGGCTACGTCGGTTTCAAACTTTATTAATCCTGATTTATGGTTACTGTAATTCATCCGAGCAGGGGAAGGCCACAGCTTGCTCTTGAGACGGGTAGGAAATGGATTGCAAACTCAGGGGTTCCTGAAACTGAAATCGAATACATCCTAAGCCTTGACGGTGACGATCCTGAATTATGGAACTATTCAAATAAGTTCCCAACACTTAACTTTTCAACCTTCATCCATCCAAATAGGTCGGCCATTGACGCGATCAATGTCGTGGCTCAGTGGTATTCTAAATACCGGGGAGAGCCTGGGGATTTTCTTATCGTCATTTCAGATGACTTTGAATGTCCTGAAGGGTGGGCAAAGAGCCTCCAAATTATAATGGACGGTAAAATTGATTGGATATTAAAAACAGATGATGGGATTCAGGATTGGGTGATCACATTACCAATAATGGATTGGGTTTACTTCAATCGTTTCGGGTATGTTTATCACCCATCTTACAAACATGCCTGGTGTGATACCGAAATGACACTTGTTGCTGAACTGGTAAATAGGAATACGGTATCTCCAATGAAGTTCAAGCACAACCATTACTCCGATGGTGGTGTTAAGGATAAAATTTACGAACGGTCAGACGCATGGTTTGAAGAAGGAAGAAACAATTTTCTACAAAGAGGCAAGACACTGTTCGGACTATCCACAGATGACATCAAAGGCACAATGACACCGAGCGTTTATTCTGAAATGGTAAACAACGCATTGGTACATTTATAGGTTTATATGGAAACGCGATTAGCTGCAATTTACAACGCATGGGACAGTATGGAATTATTGCCTGGATCAATCAATAGCATGATCGAGCATGTTGATTTGGTGATAATAATATTTCAGAAAGTTTCAAACTTTGGAGAGAGATATAATCCGTTAATGGATTTTGATCCATCAGGATTTAATGAACCCAATAAAATAATCTTAGCAGAATATAAACCCAATTTCGAATTAGGAGGAACAATAAATGAAGTTCGAAAAAGAAACATTGGATTGGACATTGCGAGGGAACACAAATGTTCACATTTTCTTCATGTTGATTGTGATGAATATTATGAGAATTTTTGTGCGCTTAAAGAGGAATATGTTCAAGCAGGCTACTCCGGATCAGTTTGCCCAATTTATACATACTTTAAACGTCCTGTGTGGAGGCTAGAAGAAATTGATGGATACTTTGTCCCATTCATTCATGAATTACGCAGTGACACTAAAGCAGGCCGATCAACCTACCCTTATTATTGCGATCCTACGCGAGTAATCAATGAATCCGATGTGGTTAGATTAAGTCAGCCCATGCACCATTATTCTTGGGTTCGAAAAGATATTGAACGTAAAATTCGTAATTCGAGTGCCGGTCAACATGGTAATAAATTACAAGGACTATTATCAGATTACAATTCTCCCGAACTGGAAGCCAATCCAGAAGGCTTTATAATCAAAGATATGGGAGGACAGAAAATTAAGATAGTGCCAGACTTGTTTGGATTATCGAGTCTTTTTTCCCCTTGAAAGGGAAAAAATTAAAAATTGACTTTGGAACGAATGATTTTCGTTCTAAAATTAAGAGTGTATGGCATTATCTGACGCAGTAACCCTCGACCGCATATCCAGAATTGTAGGGTACAAAATCACGAAAGGTAATTTTAGCCAGGTAACCCCAAATCTTCCTCAAAGAATTGCAATATTAGCCGAGGCAAATGATGCCAATCAATCTACTCTTTCACTTAATCCAGTTGCAGTAACAAGCGCACAACAAGCCGGAGTCCTTTATGGATACGGCTCACCAATTTATCACATCATGCGTATCCTTCGCCCACCTCTTGCCGGGGATGGAGTAGGAGGGATTCCCACAGTTGTTTATCCACAAGCTGCCGCTCCGGGGGCTACAGCAAAACAGATCACGGTTACTGCCATTGGTACACCCAACGCAAACGGAACACATTATTTGAATATTGCCGGGCGTGAAAATATGGATGGTGTTTCTTATGCAATCAATATTGTTACTACCGATACATCCTCCACCATTGCACAAAAAATGCAAGATGCAGTTAATGCAGCCGTGGGTGCCCCTGTCATTGGTTATAATGCCGGGTATGAAGCAATCTTTACTTCCAAGTGGAAAGGACTTACCTCAAATGAGTTGATTATCACAATGGACAATGGAGGTAATTCATTGGGCATGAGTTATTCGATTGTAACCACCGCGTCCGGAAGTGGAACGCCCAGCATTGCTGCGGCTCTTGCTTTATTCGGTGGAGATTGGAATACAATTGTGATCAATGGGTATTCAACGGATTCAAATACGATGGCCACTCTTGAAGCCTTTAATGGTATTCCGGATCCAATCAATCCTACGGGAAGATATGCAGGGATCATTATGAAGCCATTGATTGCCATTACCGGCTCTATAGTCGATGATCCTTCAGCAATTACAGACGCGCGATCTCTCAACGTCACGATTGCTTTGGCCCCAGCACCTGCGAGTGCAGGATTCACCTTCGAAGCAGCCGCTAATATGGCCTATCTGTTTAGTCTGCAAGCACAAAACAATCCCAATTTGGACGTGGCCGGATCATTCTATCCTGATATGCCAGTGCCAGCAACATTGCAAATTGGTAGTATGGCTACCTACAACAATCGGGATGCATTTGTTAAGAAAGGATGTTCCACTGTTAATTTGACAACCGGGTTATATAAGGTTGAAGATTTCGTAACAACATATCACCCTCTTGGAGAAAATCCACCTCAATTCCGCTATTGCCGTAATTTAAACATTGATTGGAATGTAAAGTTTGGGTATCATCTACTTGAAGCAATCAATGTAGAAAATCACTCCATAGCCAATGATGCAGATATTGTTACGGCACAAAATGTGGTGAAGCCGAAAATGTGGAAATCAATCCTTGACGCTTATGCGGATGATCTATCGGCTCGTCAATTGATTGTTCAGGCCTCATTCATGCAAGCCAGCATTACAGTTGCAATCAGTACAGTCAATCCGGATAGATTAGAAACTTTCTTCCGATATAAAAGAAGTGGATTTGTACGGATTGCCAGCACAACAGCACAGGCTGGATTTAATTTCGGGACACTTTAAAATAAAAGAATATGCCATCTGTAGGCGGGGATATTATCGAACTCACATTCAACCATCCAACGTTGGGGCAGGGCGTTCTTTTCCCGAAAGCCAATGAGGATAGTACGTATGATCCAGGCGGATTCCGTAATGAGGACGATTCAAATATGATCGATGGCGCAGGGCAGATTATCAAGAAATTGAATCGTAATCGTTGGTCCTTGGAATGCACCATCGCCGGGGATATGAATTCAAGATTAGACCTGGAAAAACTTAATGCCATGTCGGGGGATCCGGTTGATGCAACATGGACCGTCTCTCACATCAACGGAACGGTTTATAAAGGAGTTGGAAGTCCAGTAGGAGACATTCAATTGAATGCAAACTCAGCTACCATTAAATTAAAACTTTCTGGCAGTGGCTTACTCAAAAAAATATCAGGGTAGTATGGATATAAAAATCGCAACTGAAGTAGCCACGGCAGAGGTGAACAAATGGTTGGACTTAAAAAAGATTGGTGAAAAAAAAAGGGAGGATAAAAAAGATAGCATTGATTCAATGATTGGTGCTATCTGCGAGGGGATGTTGACAATTGATGATCGAGGAACAATAACTCAAAAATTAAAATTTCCGATCAAAGATGAATCAGGAAAAGTAGAATTGGAAGAACTGAAGTATAAACCAAGATTAAGCACTGCGCAAATTCAGGCTTGTTTACAGGGAACGAAATTGACCGATTTGTATGCGCTCCCCATCGCCCTAATTTCAGCATTGACAGATCAAGCAAAAACGATAATAAAATTATTGGACTCGGAAGATTCTTCGGTGGGGCAATCAATCGCTAATTTTTTTTTATAGACGAAGAAAGCCTGGAGAACGTCATTAAGTCCGTTGTGAGAGATACCAAATGGTCGCCCGAAATAATAGGCGACCTTTTTATTGATGCACAAGACTATCAAGGAATTGAATTTTGGTACAATGACATTGAGAAGCAGATTAAAGAATTGAAAGACAAAAAATAAAATGGCCGGAAGACAATTTACAATACCCACGATTTTTACCGCTGTAGATAAAATGTCAGGAGTCATTGGTAAAATGTCCAGGAATCTTCATGGCTTTGCAGGAAAGGCAGAAATAGGATTGGCCAGGGCCGAACGTGGATTCCGATCCCTCATGTCCCCATTGACTACTATCAATAATATGCTTCGTGGATTTGGAGTTTATATAGGCGGCTATTTACTCTTTCGATTGGTTGGGAATTTAATTGATATATTCTCGCAGTTTGAACAAGCCAATGCAAACCTTGCAGCCATCATGGGTTCTACCGTTGAGAAAAATAAAGCCCTATCAGATCAAGCAAAAATGTTGGGTCTTACCACCGCCAAGACAGCCACAGAAGTAGTAGGGCTTCAAATCGAATTAGCTCGACTTGGATTCGAATTACCACAAATCTTAAATATGTCCGCAGCTATTGTATCAGGGTCAATTGCCCTGGATGCTGCTCTTGATCGAACCGCATTATTGGCGGGAGCAATGACAAGATCATTTCAAAACTTTAGAACGGATGGGAGTGACACCCAACACATTATGGATGTGCTTGCAAAAGGATCAAACGATACGGCGTTGAGTTTTACTAAACTGGAGACTTCGTTGCCTATTGTGGCAGGAGCGGCGAATGCTGTAGGTATTTCCTTTGAGCGAACAGTGGCATTATTGGGAGCATTGGCCAATGCTGGAATTGATGCGCACATGAGTGCTACATCATTGAGAAACATTTTTATTGACAGTAGACGTAAGGGACATACCTATAGCCAGGTTCTTGAAAATATTGCCAAACATGTAGATACACTTACTCCGGCATTTAATAAATTCGGTAGGAGGACTGCGGTATCCGCACAGATATTGGTTAGAAATTTAAAACAAGTAGAAGCCGAAACATTAGTTCTACAACAAGTTCAATCCGGATATACAAATATTATTGCATCGAAGAGGCTGGATACTTATATCGGATCAGTCACGCTTTTAAAAGCGGCCTATCAGGGATTGATACTTTCCATTGATGATGGCACGGGGGCTTATTCACATTTTCTTAAAAGATTGAATCAGACCTTACGGGGCGTTTTACTTTTGGTGAACGGTAATGAGATAGCAACTCAGGAGTTCAATTCAATGGATAAGGGCACTCAAGCCAACGCTAAGACATTATTATTTTGGTTAAATGTTTTAAAATGGGTGGCAGTTGCACTGATTACCCTGAAAGCGATTATCATTTCTTGGAATATTGTTGCTGGGATTTATGCTGTGTGGATGAAAGTTGTGACAGCGGCAACATGGTTATGGAATACTGCGCTTGCAGCCAATCCTATTGGTATAATTATCATAGCCATAACGGCTTTTATCGGTGCGGTAATGGCTGCAAGTAAAATCTATTCCGATTGGGAAAAAAGAATGATTTCGTCTGGATGGGACACTAAAGTAGAAAATTTCTTCAGGGGATTAGGCGTGGTCATTCTGGATTATGTTCTTGGTCCACTTCAGACCGTTCTAGAGATTATTTCAAAACTTACCGGATTTGAATGGGTAGATAAGGCCGTCGCGGGGATTGAAAAATTTAGACAAAAAATGGTATTGAATGCTATATATGATGAACAAGGGAAACCAAGGCCAATGTTTGGACAGCAATCTAAAGAAGAAGAAGATATTGCAAAACAAGCATTGAATCCACAAACTGCGCAGACTGAATTTATTTATAGAATGGCAAAACAGGATGCGAATGTGAGATTATTCATTAATGATCCGAAGGGAAGAGTAGAGGCGGAGGCGGACAGTGCTTGGATTAAAATAAACAGGACTTCAACACATGAGGCTTGGAATAAATAACGATGGACTTAGCATTAATCGAAACAGGAAATGGAGGTGATTTGGTCAATGTAGGTAGTGACTTGAGAGTTTTTTATGGATTTGAGAATATGCCATATTTGGCAATGTTCGGAGGAAATGAAGAACAATCCACACCATCACAACGTCTGGCAACACAACAAGCCTTCGATTGGTGGGGTAATAATTTGTTTATGCCAAACAACCAGGATATTCAATTCAATTCTGAAACGGAGAGAGCATTAAACATCATTCCATTAACAAGCGCTGGAAGGATTTTAATTGAGAGTGCGATTAAAACCGATCTTCAAGTCATGGCCCCTTTCGTGAATGTGACAGTGGAGACGGCAATCACAGCAACCGATAGATTAGAAATAGCGATCACACTTCAAAAACCAAACAATCTTCAATCCACGCAATTCATTTATATTTGGGATGCAACCATAAAAGAACTTACTCCGGTGGTAATAGCGCCGGGTAGGGCGCCATCGAGGATTTTTGATTTCAGTTTTGCGGAAGAATTTGAATAGAAAAAATGATCACAATCCCCACCATAAACCAACTCTATACAGCCATTTTAGGTGATCTACAAGCATCCTTTGGATCGCCCGTCCCCTTATTTGGTAAAAACTTTTTAAGAATGCTCGCCGGAGTACAAGCCGGTAAATTGAAATTGTATTATTTGGCCATTGCGAATCTTCAAAAGAATATTTTTGTAGATACTGCCGAACCGGTTGCATCCGGGGGTACACTGGAAAGATTTGGATTGATTAAGTTGGGCCGGAATCCCTTCCCAGCACAAGCTGGACAATATGTAATTTTAATAACCGGAACTGCGGGATCTACCGTTCCGGCCGGGATGACCTTCAAAAGTAATGATGATTCCATTTCTCCTGGAATGTTATATGTCTTAGATGTAGCCCACAATCTAATAGCTACGAGCGATTCTATTACCGTCAGGGCACTGGTAGGGGGTAATGGTAGTAAACTGGTCGCCGCAGACAAACTCACGGCTACGGCCCCTATTGCAGGCGTAGATGCCTTGGCTGTGGTGGGAAGTGAAGCTATCCAGCCATTAGATGCAGAGAATCTGGAGGATTACCGACAGAAGGCCATAGATGCCTATAGGTTGGAACCTCAAGGAGGTGCCGCCTCAGATTACCGCTTATGGGCATTCGACGTTCCTGGGGTTCAGCAAACCTATCCTTATGCCAAAACAGGAGCGGCCAATGAAATTAATCTTTTCGTGGAGGCAATCGCGGGGGGATCAACGGATGGGAAAGGAACTCCATCCCCTGCGATGTTGGCCGCAGTTCAGGCGGTAATAGAATTCGATCCGGATACAAGCAAACCGCTGAATGAACGGGGTCGTCGTCCATTAGGCGTTTTTGCGGTTCATTATCTGCCAGTGACAATTAAAACGATTGATGTCGTCATTTATGGATTTGTGGGATTAACCCCAGCCATTCAAGCCCTGATCTTCACGGCTCTTCAAAACCGTGTAAATTTAATTCGTCCCTTTGTGGCGGCAGCGGATGTAGTAGCTAATAAAAACGACATTTTTGATATTAATCAGATTGTTTCAATCATTTTGTTAACCCGACCCGGCAGCCAATTTGGAGTGGTTTCATTTTCAGTAAATGGAGTAGCGCAAACCTCATGGCAATTTATCAATGGGGATATTCCATATTTTAATTCAGTAACTTACGCCTAATGGCCATAGCTGATAAAATACTTAATCTCACCAAACAACTTTACTCCACAGGTAGGGCGGTTAGGATTTTCTTTCAGAGCATATTGGAGAAACTTCATATTGGTTTGGGCGCTTCGGAGGCAAGAGCCTATCAAGATGCTGTTTCAATTCTTGATTCAGCGTTGCCGGATAATTCTAATTTTGCAGTTGACGATGCAACAGCATGGGAAGGAAGATTAGGACTCATAACTAACAATGCGGTTTCCTTATCCAATAGGATTTTAGCAATTAAGCGGAAGATGAATCATCCAGGGACGATAAAAGCCAGACAAAATTATCTCTATGTTCAAGGGCAACTTCAGGCAGCGGGATTCAATGTCTATGTTTTTGAAAATGTGAATTTACAATTCATTACATTTTTACCCCCCACTTCATGGATTGATGAAATTGCTAATCTTCCATTCGATAAAACGTTTATAAAATTAGCCAAGAACGCAAGTGCATCAATTTTTCAATCAATGGGTGCCGCTCAATTATTGCCATTAACAATTCCACAAGGAACAACGGTCATTTTTTCATTTAAAATAAAGACAATAGGAATAGTTAATCCAGGAATTTATTATGTAGCAGTCAGGTTTTGGGATGGTAATCCAAACAATCCATTATCGAATCCATGTGACAATGCCAATTCTTTTTCCGGATTGACCTCTCCGAATGAATATAATGAAACTGGTATTTTTACCATGACTAATGGTCCGGGGAGATATGTTGAAATATTATGTGGACTTCCTACGACACCATCATCAGGGAGCGTTGAGATTTATTTTTCATCACAATCTATTCAACTTGGCGATGCACAGCTTGGAGATTTTCAATTAGGGGAATCAAGTCAGGTAAATAACTTGATTGCAAATCACATTGAGGAATCATTAGATGAAATTTTTAATATTGGAATTAATTTAAAAAGCACTTTCATTATCGGAGGAACACCAATTGGGACAATAGCTAATATAGATAAAAATAGAAAAGATGAATTTCGCCAGCTAGTCCTAAAATTAAAACCAGTGCAAGAAATCGCTTTACTTTTCATTAATTATATTTAACCATGAGAGCATTAAGAAATAAACTCAACATCAATCCCCCGGATTCTGATTATCCCTTTGGGCAGGTCAGAAATAATCCTGGCGATAGGTCAGGTACACCTGTAGATGAAAATCTTGTCGGGGATGTTATGCAATTTTTTGAAAAATTGATGCTTGATTCAGGATTGGCGATGAATAACCTACCCGAGAACGCTTACTCAGGATTTCAATTAAATCAAGCGTTGAATAGATTATTGAAAAAGACTATAGTCTCTATTGGTATTGGGGGAGTCGATAATGGTGATGGATTAGGTGGAGGTTCAAAAAACATAGTAAGTGGGCATGATCTTCAATTATTGCGAACACAAGACTCAGCACCCCCGGGAGGATTTTATTCCGTTTCAAGTGGGGCATTAAATGTTCCAATTGCAGGACAGAGTGGTGCACTGATTGATGTTTATGCAAGTCCCAACGAAGAATGTCAAATTTTTATCACTGATACTCAGTTAGTTTATTTCAACGTTAAGACCGCTAATATATGGTTGGGATGGATTCAACTAAATGGTTCAACAGGATGGACTAATCTAACCCTAATAAATTCATGGACTGCTCTAAGTACACCGGTTCCTCAATACCGCAAATCAGGCGGAAAAATTGAATTGAGTGGACAAATTAATGGTGGCCTTGCGGCTGGATTTGTGGGAGCTACCCCGGCATTAGTTCCAGCGTCCAGCGCAAATTTATTTGTTCCAATTTGTAACATGGGAGGGGGTGGCGTACAAATATTGGAAGTTCATACAGATGGAAGTTTAGTCTTGAATGCCTGGACCGCAGTTCCATTTGATTTGGATGGAGTGAATTATAGGTATTTATGATCCTAAATATCAATTCAAGTGCAGTTGTCGTTTTTACCAACAAACTCGAAAAGCTGCATAAATCAGCCTTACCGGTAGCGATCCGCACGGCCCTCAATAGCGCAGCCTTTGACGTTAAGCAGCACACCATGCCAAAGAGCGCCCAACGCTTCGTCCAGAGACAGCCCAATTTTTTCAAAGCCAATAGCAGAGTAGAAATGGCGAAGGGATGGAATATTATGACCATGCAAGCTATTGTCGGATTCACTTCCGAAAACTTGAGAATAGGGGCCAGTAACTTTGCGGTAAATGATTTGGAGCAACAGGAATACGGAGGACGAATTGAAGCCAAATCATTCATACCACTGGATGAATCCCGGCAAGGGGCAAGCCAAGCAAGACCGGTAAGGCCAATGAACCGATTGACCGAGATCAAAGGAATAGTTAATTCTGCCAATATTGTTGGGCCAAGCACCAGAGCAGCATTTGTAAGAGCAGCAATAAAAGCCGGTCGGGGAGGATTCGTTCTAGGGAACTATCCAAAACAGAAACTTTGGAAAGTGGATTCAATATCAAGAATAGGGAATCAAACGATAATAAAGAAAACCGGACTTTATACCTATAAGCAAGGGCGCTCAGTCAATGTTGGAGAAACAGGATTTATGCGGTGGGCAAGTTTTGAGAGCGCGAATAAACTGGAACAATTCTATATAATTGAAGCACAGAAACAAATTTCTAGATTGACCAAATGAGTTGGCTTGACAAAATTAAAAACGATCTAATCATTGTCACGGGCGATGGAGAGACATTCAAGCCTAATTGGATCAATGCCAGTAAGGAAAAGGAATATAATGTTTCTGATTTTGAATTCATTCAACAATCAGGCACTTTGATTTTCAGGAATCTTCCAAAGGGAAGAAAATATAATCTTGAACTTTATTTTCAGGGGGATAACTGTATTGAAGATGCTCAGAAGTTCGAGAATTCGGCTGATGATCCACGCGCATGGACGATGAAACATCCTTTCTATGGGAATCTGATTGTTCAACCCATTGCTTTAGTTTTTGATAATAGCAAATACAATGTTTCAAAGATCACCGGAGTAGTCATTGAAACAATCACAGAAGATAAACCCAAAGGCAATGTTGATCCGGTGGATGAAATAAATTTCATGAAAAGCAATATGGACGATGTGTTTGCTCAGGCCGCTTTTAATGAATCCTTTAAGCCCACCGAACTTCCTCCATTCACTAATCAATTAACGCAGAATGTGTCATCAGCTTATAAACTCGGGATACCTTCAATCAAATTGGATTTGGATGCGGAGAAATACTTCAATCTATTCAATACCGCGAACGCCGCGGCTATTAAGATAGGAAGTGATATTCAAGGAAATACTCTGCAAATCCAGAATTTATTTAATGCTCCTGCACAATTCACTAATTCGGTTAGGGTCAGGCTGAATGTATTGACCGCACAGTTCAATGCGTTAAGAACAGCAATAACTAATTTATTGAATACAGGATCGCCATTATACAATAAGATTTCGAAAAAGGCTTATGAGAATAATGGTGCGATGATGATTTCTTCAATGGCCGTGAGTTCGATTACGCAAATGGATTATAATAATCGGGCTGATGTGATGGCCTCTATGGATTTAATTAACATGAATTATAATCTCTATGTGACTGACATTGATACATTTCAGAGCCTGAACAATAGCACGCCAGACAGTTATGTGGCTGATGCGGGATCGCTCATTGCATTAAATGATTTAATTAATTTCACCCTATCCAACTTATTTGATATTTCATTGAACTCTAAACAGGAGCGAACACTATATTGTGAAAAAGATACAAATGTGATTCTGCTTGCACATCGGCTCTATGGATTATTGCCTGATGATAGTACGATAGATACATTGATAAAGAACAACAGCATTGGTCTTTTAGAATTACTTCAAATCAACAAAGGGCGTAAAATTATTTATTACGTTTAAGGAATGGAACTTTTTATCAATGATAGGATCAGGACCAGAAAAATTAATTTCTTTAATGAATTCAGGGCAAGCCTAAAATATGACTCCACCCACTCAACTTTTGGATTCAAGTTTTACTTCAATCCTGAGAATATAGAACATAAAGAAATGGCGTGTATCGGCCATTACCATTTATGTACAATCAAACACAATAATGAAACCCTACTTACAGGGCAAATTATATCAGAAGTATTCAATAGTGAAAGCTCAAGGCAATTAGTAACCATTGGTGGATATTCATTGCCGGGTATATTAGAAGATTGTGAGATCATGACCGGTGACCCGGTTACGTCAGAATTATCTGCTTTATCGCGGCAATGGAAAGAATTCATTCCACAGGCCGAAGCCGATGCAATGGCCGTATCGCTTCAAACCGATGGACTTACTTTTAAAGAGATTGTGCAAAAAGCAATTGCACCATTTGGATTAAGCATGGTAATTGATCCTATCGTGTCGGCGAGAATGGAAGAGCAATTTGATGAAACAGAGGCAAGAATTTCACAGAACATTAAGTCTTATTTGACTGAATTGGCGACACAAAAGAACATTACAATTAGTCATAATGAGAAAGGACAATTGGTATTCACCCAAGCACCAGCCTTCCAGAAAGCAATTTTCCATTTTGATAAGACGTTGCCTGGAATAAATATGGGCCTTTCCTTTAATGGGCAGGGAATGCACTCCCATATTAAAGTGGTTGCTCAAGCTGATATAGATGATCTTAATTCAGTAGACAACATGAAGAGGAATCCTTATGTAATTAATACAGTATTTCGTCCAAAGGTTATTGTTCAAAGTTCAAGGGGTCGTGGAGGAAGTGGGGACGATGATACTAAGTTGGCAGCAAAGAATGCTTTAGCGCAGGAACTTAAAAATATCGAATTGAATATTAAAATTGATAGGTGGATTTTAAATGGGAAAATTGTACGTCCTGGTAAATTGATCAGTGTAACAAATCCGGAAATCTATTTGTATAAAAAAACCAACTGGTTAATAGAAGAAGTAGAATTGACCAATGACAGCAAAAAAGAAACGGCAAATTTGAAATGTGTACTTCCTGAATGTTATAACGGTCAACCTGCTCAATATATTTGGGAGGGCATAAATTTGCACTGAAAGCAGGTAAAGCCGCATTTAATGGTACTCACTCGCGTCATATCCACAGCACTTGATTCAATTAAACGGAGATTCGTGAAAGTTCGTCGCTTTGGAAAAACTGATATTCAAACAGCAGCAGAGGCATTACCTTATGGAGTTGATAGTAATCCGATTAATGGAATGGTGGCCATCTATTCAGATACGGAAACTAAGGGGAATAAAGTGATTGTGGGATATATTAATATCAAACAATTAGCCTCCCCAGGAGAAGTACGCCTTTACTGCACAAATAGCAATGGAGATCAGCAATTTTATATTTGGCTCAAAGACAATGGAACTTTGGAATTGGGTGGAACCCAGGATAACGCTATTCGATTCAATCCCCTGAATCAAGCAATGATAAAATTAGCGGCAGATATTCAGGCTCAACTTGTTTTGATCGCCGCAGGAATTGTGGCCGGCGGAGGGACCTATACACCCGGGACGATTAGTATTGATATTTCAGCGGCTAAGATTAATGAAGTGAAAACACTATGATAACGCTTATCACAGAATACGACAATGTGGATCAGTATCAACCGGGGGAGGCAAGTGTGTTTAGCCGGAATGACGGAACTAAAGGGTTAATTTTGAAATGCCCTCAATGTGGATTGGTTCACGCATGTTCCGATAAGACTAATTTCAATGAAGAAACTTTATCGTTGAGCGCTTCGACTATTTGCCAATGTGGATTCCATAGGACGTTAACTAATGGAGAATGGCATAAATAAGGCGCTTTGGAAAGTCATTGTGGCTTTGTGTCGGGTAGGATTCTACTTCGTAAAGGAAAAGGTATTGGGGATTAAGCCCAAAATTTAAGTACATTTGAAATATGGGACAGATTATTTTTTCCAGTTGTGGCCTTTACATCCAATCCCAAAAGACCTTGCAGGACAAGATCACTGCAATTGATAAGGTAATAGATGCCCTTATTCTTTCTGGGGAAACGATGGCCATAAATGATTCAATTCAAGAATATTCATTAAACGATGGTCAAACCATAATAAAAACGATCTATAAAGGAGGGGTGGGGATTGCTACCGCCATGAGGTATTGGGAGGGGATAAGGCAAATGTATATCAACAGACTGAACGGCAGAATGGTAAGACTTGTTGACGGTAAAAACTTTCCACGAAGATTTCAATAAGAATTTTATGGCATTGGAATTGGCAGATTTTACAAAGCTATTTAAGCGAAGGGTAAACGGTGTAGCCCCAAAGAATGGAATTTCCAAACCACAGCCACAACAGCAGTTCACCGGATATGGACAATACCGGACCTTGTTCACACAAAGCTGGAACGGGGAAAAGAATCTTGGAGAGATCGGTCCTATCAAAGAACTAAGTCCCGATTATGAAGCGCTTCGGTTAAGATCGTGGCAATCCTATCTTGAAAGTGAAATCACTCAAACTGTTCTGAATAAATTTTCAACGTGGGTTGTAGGCAAAGGATTGAAATTGCAATGTGAACCGGTGGATGAGGTTTTAATTTCGGAAGGGATCAAAGAACTTGATAGTGAAAAGTTCTGTGATGCAGTTGAGACACGGTTCCAACTTTTCACCAAATCAAAAACCTCAGATTATTCAGGAATGCGCAATCTGAAATACCTTGCTAAGAAAGCATTTATAAATGCCAAAGTAGGTGGGGATGTTTTGGTGATTCTTCGATATGAAAAAGAAATGATGAACGTTCAATTAGTGGATGGTTCACATATCATATCTCCACTTTACGGAAATGAATTCTTCCCACAAGTCCTTGCTAATGGCAACAGGATCGTAAACGGTATTGAACTTTCGCCATCCAATGAACACATCGCCTACTACGTTCGTAAACCAGGGATGGCCTTCGAGACAACCAGAGTTCCATGCAAGGGGGAGCAATCAGGATTGACCATGGCATTCTTGGTTTATGGGATGGACTACCGGATAGATAACGTGAGGGGCATTCCATTAATTTCGGTTGTGCTTGAAACCCTAAAGAAACTTGAACGCTACAAGGAAGCTACAGTGGGCAGTGCAGAGGAACGGCAAAAGATAGTCTTGCAGATCGTTCATGAATTAGGTGGAACGGGAGAAAGTCCATTAACCAAACAACTTGCAATTGCTCATGATATGGATGCCTCATTGAATGAACAGTTACCGACCACTATAGAGGGCAATCAATTGGCCGACAGGGTTGCAGCCTCAACAAATAAGCAGACCTACAACTTGCCTAATGGTGCTGAAATGAAGCAGGTTGAAAGCAAGAACGAATTGTATTTCAAAGACTTTTACGGTGTGAACATTGACCTTGTATGTTCGGCACTATGCATACCACCGGAGGTAGCAATGTCAAAATACAATAGCAATTTTTCCGCAAGCCGGGCGGCGCTCAAGGATTGGGAACATACCTTATCGGTGATCCGTGATGATTTTGCATCCCAATTCTACCAACCTATTTTCGATTTTTGGCTTGAGATTGAAATACTCAAGAACAAGATCACAGCCCCAGGTTACATCCTTGCAAGGGCACAGAACAATTACATGGTATTGGAGGCTTATCGTAATACACGGTGGGTGGGAGCGCCGGTTCCTCACATTGATCCTTTAAAGGAAGTCATGGCCGAACGGCTGAAATTAGGAGACACCGGGGCAAGCCTTCCTTTAACAACGGTGGAGGCAGCGACAGAGACCTTGAACGGTGGAGATTCAGATTCTAATATGGAACAGTATGCGGAGGAATTGGAGAATAGTAAGAAATTGAAGATCATTCCCATTGCGCCACCAATAGCCCCAAAACCGGCAACCGCTTAATCTTTAGTAGGAGAATTTTTTAATTCAGTAGAATAGCTATCAGCTATTTTTCGTAATTCTGGCTTCAGTAGTGCCGATAATGAAATGCCTAAATTTTGAGAGATATTTATTAAATCGCTATGGGTTTGTGGGGGGATTCCTTTCACCCTAATTTCGTTATCCAGGTATTGATCACCCTTCAATGGTCTACTCATAGGTCAAATGTAAGACTTATTTTTTCCCTTTCAAGGGGAAAAACATTTTTTAAGCGCCCCACTATTCCAATTTTCACATTCGAAATGCCAAAGGAAATCCTTTTATACACCGGAATTTATGACTTCACAGCAGAGGATGTTATCAATCGCCTGAATGATGCGATGGATGATGAAGTGGATATGCGAGTGAATAGTGGTGGTGGTTCAGTATTTGCCGGTTGGGGGATGATAGCAAAAATAAAAGAGCATGGAAACGTAAACATTAAGAACGATGGGATAGCAGCATCCATGGCGGCTAATTTGAATCTTTATTCCAAATCATCTGAATCTTTAGACGTTACTAAATTCATCCTGCATCGTGCCGATATGTATGTTGCCGAAGGTGATGTTGAAATGCAAAAGTTTTTGGATAATGTGAATAAGGATTTACGTTCGAGAATGAAGATGCGATTGAATGAAGAAAAATTCAAAGAGGTCGCAGGCATGACAATTGACGAAATGTTTGATTCAAAAAAACAAGTCAATGTATTTCTTAATGCACGGCAAGCAAAGGAGATCGGCCTTATCCAAAAGATCACCAAAGTGAACCCTACCGAAATGAAGGCTTTCAATGAAATGATCTACAAGGTTGCCGCCGAATACAAACCAACAAACGAAAATTCAAATTCAAATCCCAATATCATGACACTTGCAGAATTGAAAGCCCAACATCCAAACATTTACAATGAAATATTTGCTTTGGGGATTTTAGCAGGAGTTTCACAAGAGAAAGATCGGGTTGAAGCCTGTTTGGTTTTCAATGAGATTGATCCTGCCGGGGTTAAGGCAGCCATCGAATCGGGCAAGCCATTGAGTGCAAAGCAAATGGCAGAATTCGGATTGAAATCCATGAGCGCAGATGCGTTAAAAAAACTTGCCAGTGATTCTACCGGTGAGGTTAAAACCGGGGCAGTTACCGAAAAGGATAAAACCGAAAAGGACAAACAAGTGAATGATTTCGCTGATGATGTAAAGAACAGCTTGAAGAAAAGCAAATCACCGGAAGCGATCAAGGCAGGAGTTTAAAAGAAAAAGAAGTTTTAAATAACCGGAAATATGAGTACCGTAAATCAACGTCTCAATACCCCTTCGCAAGCGACAACCGATTATGACTTGTCGAAGATATTCATTCTCAACAATCGGTATGAGAATGATAATTGGGTGAACAACTCTAATTACGATCCATTGACACTAAAGATAGGAACGTTGATGGGCCGTGTTGCAGCGACCAACGTACTGGTTCCGTTGGATGCTTCAAAGTTGGACGGTAGCCAATTTCCCGTAGGAATTTTAGCACAAGACATTACCCTTTCAGCCGGAGCAACCGACCAAGTGGCGATCTGTGTATCAGGTGATGTGGCTCAAGAAAAGGTTATATTCTGGACCGGAAACAACATGAGTACCGTTGTGGCAGGTAGGACATTGCATGATCGTATCGGAAGTGATACCGTTGGTATCAAACTCGTTCCCGGTACGGAAATGACAGACTTCGATAATTAAAAAAGGGGATCATAAAAAACTAAGTATATGGCAGAAATTTCGACCACCGATGCAAGGGCGCTCTTTACCAAGATGCTCATTGATGTATATCAGGAGCGTATCAGGCCCACCGCTTTTCTTCGGTCATTCTTCCCGACTGTAACGGCACCCACGAAAGAAATTTCGATTGAGGTGGAACGCATGGGCGAAAAGGTTGCCGTTGACGTAGTTCGCGGTACAGAAGGAAATCGGAATACGTTTTCCAAAAGCACAGAGAAAATCTTTATCCCACCGATCTATCGGGAATATTTCGACGCAACTCAACTTGATCTTTATGATCGCGTGTTGGGTTCACAGGGCAACGCCCAGGTGCCATTGTTCACGGCCTTACTCCAATCGGTAGCAGATCGCATGAGTTTGCTTCAAGACAAGATTGAACGGGCCTATGAGATTCAGGCAGCACAGGTTTTGGAAACAGGTAAGGTATTGTTACAATCAGCCACCGACATTGATTTCAAGCGCAAGGCAGCAAGCATGGTGGACAAGGGAGCGGGTGCTTATTGGGCGACCGGCACAGTTGACCCTTTCGCTGATTTGGCAGCCGGTGCAGATTTCTTGCGTAAAGTAGGACGTTCCCCCGATGCATTGTATAATGTCATTATCGGATCCACAGCCTTGGCCGATCTTTTGACCAATACGAAATTCTTAGCACGACAGAACCTTTTCAACATGGCGTTGGATTCGGTTCAAGGACCGGCAAGGGGTGCAGCGGGAATGACCTTCAATGGCACGGTGACCGGTGGAGCATATAAGTTCCAACTGTGGGGATATCCTCAGTTCTATGATGATGCTAATGGGGTGTCACAGCCCTATTGGAATCCAAAGAAGATTGCCATCGTTCCGTTGAATCCAAGATTCAAACTTGCCTTCGCGGCGGTGCCACAACTCATTGGCGAACCAGGGCAAATGCCGGTTCAGGGAGCCTACAAGGTTGGTGAATTCATTGACCAACGCAAGGCGGTTCATGACTTCGACATTCAATCTGCCGGGGTAGCAATCCCGATAGCGGTGGATACGATCTATACCCTGCAAGTAGTAGCGTAGAAGATATTTGCTCTGCCATGGGCGATTTAAAGAAAGCCCCTTCGCCTTTAGAAAGTGAAGGGGCATTTTTAATATGGGATTAATAGCACAAGCCAAGGCCGACATTGAAAAGATCACATCAAACTTGAATGAATGGGCTGTTCCAATAACTTTTGTGGTACCAGGCGGGACATTTGATTTGACTTTTGATCCAAGGTTAAATGATACAATGATGGTCACGTTGAATGGACTGCATACCAAACATCATTTAGGAATAACGGAAGATCAACGAAGGGTAAACACAAAAAATGCAAGCGTCACTGTTTCAGAAAAGTTTTTTGATGATGCTGGATATGTGGTTAGAGATTCAAAACATGAAGTGGCCATGCGTGATCATCAAGTGGCGGTTAAGGATAGCACAGGAACCGTTTGTTTTTATGTGGTACGGGAATGGTTTCCAGACGAAACGGTTGGATTGATAGTTTTCATTTTAGGCGACCTTGAATGAGTTTAATTAACACACAAATACCACGGAGTAACTTTGAATTGATTCGTGATCGGATTGGGGAGATTCTTGCGGATGAAATTAGAAATCAATTCAATCGTTTCGGAGATAATGATTTGGATTTGACTGTTTGGAATTCTAGATTTATTCCATTCAATCACACTGAAATGCCTGCGGTGAATGTTAATTTCTTTCGCGGAGACTTTACGGCATGGGACGCAGAAGAATCGACAGGTATCTACAAATATAGTGTTGATTGCTATTCAGTAGCCAAATCAGGGGCAGCGGGTAGCGGAGCGATAAGGGGTGATGCCAAGTCAATGATTAAAATGCAAAAGATACTTGGGGTATGCAGGACGATTTTAGAAGATACGCAATACAGAACGTTAGGATTTGATCCACCATCATTAAGCACAACATTGAGTGAAGCATTGGATATTGCAAACCCAATGGGGCAGGATGCAGAAAGCGTGATCATGGGTCGGGTGATCTTCAATGTGAGGGTGAATGAAGGAATACAATTACTAAACGTAGGATTGATCAAAGGATTTGATACTCAAGTGAAATTGGAATTGACCGACCTTGGTTATTTCTATAAAGTTGACAACTACTGATATGAAAAAATTATTAATCATTTTAAGTTTTGGTTTAATCTGGCTCAATGGATACGGACAAGCAAATCCAAAGACGAATGCAGAACTAAAAACCATCTTTGATGTAATCAGGAACGAAACAATACCTGGGGGTAACACGAAGGGGCGTGTTGCCGATGCTTATCAATTTTCGTCAGACAGTAAGTTATCGGTTAAAGATGCAATTTCTCTCACCGGGACTGATACCTATGTCGGATCTGCTCCGCTTGGATTAACCGCCTATGCGTCATATCAAAAATTCTTTGTTATATTCAACAATGCCAATACCGGACCGGCCACTATAAACATAGGCAGCATTGGAGCCATACCATTAAAAAAGAATGGAAGCATGGCTTTGAGTTCGGGGGATATTTCGGCTGGACAAGCGATGGTTATCTTTTACGATGGAACAAACTTTCAAATAATTGGTGGAGGCGGTGGCGGGTCCGCCCTCAATCAAGGCACCAACATCCTTACTCAAAACTTAAATATCGACGGTGCCTTCAATGTTCGTTGGGGAGACACCACGGTGCCACTCGGAATCTTCGACGTCGTAGCCGGCAACTCGAGCTATACACAATTTTCTAAGTTACTAGCAAATATTAATGTTCTTCAACTTACTCACGTTGATCCAAGTCTAACCACTAGTGCGGAAACTCTTCTAGATGCCACTGGGGTTCATATAGCTGGAGGTTCAGGTGGATTAAGTGGTGCTAATATCACCAAACTTGACCTCACAGGAACTTCTGCATTATTTACCGATACCAGAGCATCGTTGAAAGGCCTGGAATATGCGGCTACAGGATATGTAACGCAATTGCATTCGTTGACTGATGTAGAATACGTTCTTGGGGTTAAAACCTACATAGGTGTTCAGACCTTTCCATCATCTAGCATAATTCTCAAGAACCCCGCGGCAACTTTTGGATACACATTTGTCGGGTCAGCAATTGCTGCTAATCGCAACCTAACCTTACCGCTTCTTACCGGCAATGACGTGATGGTAACAGAGGCGTTCACGCAGACACTTACAAATAAAACAATCAACGGGACAAATAACACGATCACCAATGTATCGTTAACTGGTGGGGTAACCGGAATATTGCCAGGTGCGAATGGTGGTACCGGCGTTGCGAATACATCTAAGACTATTACACTAGGGGGTAATCTAATAACATCCGGTGCCTTTGCTACAACATTAACCACCACAGCGACCACAAATTTAACCCTTCCAACTAATGGGACGGTTTTAGCCTATTCTATTACTACCTTAATAGGTGGTAACATGTTTATTGACGACACAAGTCCCGGTGCGCATTATTGGATCATGGGGCAAGGTGCTAGACTTAGTGAGTTTGATGTTTACACACAGGGAAACAATGGAATTAATTTTGGTAGCGTCACGACTTCTGTATTTTCTACAGCCTATACAGGAAATATTAAAATAACCGGTAGTACTAACACGGTCGGCCTATATCACCAGGACCCTAATGGTACATTTCCAATAAACATGACACTGGGTGCAGGAGGTATTATTAACTTTCAAGGCGCCGGTGCAGCATTAACAGCCGACTTGTTTTCTACTTACAATATAGGCGGATCTACCAATGGAAATATTTCTCTCTTATCACAATCAACAACTTCTTATGGTGGAGGAACAAAAGTAATATTTATCGGAGATTCGAATAGTAATCCATCCACCAATCCTACGGGTGGCTTTTTACTTTATAGTGATAATGCAAATGCTTCTCACCCCACAATTCGACTACCATCTGGAGTTATTATTGATTTATCGGCTTCCGGCGGCATGACTAACCCCATGACCGCAGTAGGTGACCTTATTCAAGGCACTACAGCGGGTGCACCGGTACGTATTGCTTCAGTAGCTACTGGTAACGCCTTGATCTCGGGTGGAGTAACTACAGCCAACTCCTGGGGGAAGATAACTTCTGCACATATAGACGCTACGGTACAGACCGCTGGATTGAGTTGGCTACTTACCGGAACCTCCACGCTTACCGGTGCGGTCGTAATTGATCAGACCACCACAGGAGCCAATACATTGAAATTTCTTACTCCAACATTGGGAGTAACCTCGATTGACGGAAAGGGATTATGGATTCAAAATGCTACGGCCGCAGCGGCAGGAGCGCAACAAATATCAGGTGGGGTACTATGGGAAGGACAGGGATGGGCAACTACACCAGTGGCTAGTCAATCAGTTAAGTTCATAGCCGATGTTCTTCCAGTACAAGGGGCAGCAAACCCAACGGGGTTATGGAGATTAAGATCGAGTATTAATGGGGCAGCTTATACACAAATTGCCAATTTTACATCTACGGGGCAATTATTAATTGCCACCGGGGCTTCATCAGGAGCAAGTAATCTTCTACAGGTACTTGGGAATATTGCAATAAACTCATCCTCTGGTGTGATGGGAATGAGTATGCAGGTTGCAGGCCAGGATGTTTATATTGACGCTTCACTCGCAGCAGGAGGAATAAACTTGCGGACTAATGGATCTACAATTGCTGGTTCATTTACCTCCATACAAAATTTTAATGTTGGAGCACTTTTAACAA